CCCTAAGCCAATGTTCTCAACAATCACTACAGACAGTTTGATTCCTGTACCTGATTTTGTACTCTACCAAGACCAAGCAAGACAGCTAGACACATTAGCAGATCGTATTGATGGATTCATTCAAGCCCTTAAAGTACGGGGCGTATACGATGCTTCTGAGCCATCACTTGCCCGTTTATTCTCGGAAGGTGAGAACAATGCCTTGTTGCCAGTTAAGAACTATGGTGCGTTCAGTGAAAAAGGCGGATTGCAAGGAGCTATTAACCTTGTAGATATTGCCCCTATAGCTAGTGCGTTGCAGAGTTCTTATGCTGCAATGGATCAAGTTAAAGGTCAAATCTACGAGATTATGGGTATTGCTGATATTCAGCGTGGCCAAACAGACCCTAACGAAACACTTGGGGCACAGATTATTAAGTCAAACAACGCTTCAGGGCGTCTAAAGACTATGCAACATGATGTAGTGAACTTTGCTACAGCCTTGCTACAAATCAAAGCACAGATTATCTGCCAGCACTTTACCGATGACACTATCGTTAAGATTTCAGGTGCAATGCAATTAAGTCCGCAAGATCAACAACTTATCCCACAAGCATTACAGTTATTAAAGGATGAGCCTGCTAAGAACTTCCGTATTGAAGTAACTACGGATTCAATGATCTATCAGGATGAGCAACAAGAAAAGCAAGACCGTATTGAGTTCTTGACGGCAGTAAGCCAGTTTATGCAGACAGCACTCCCAGTCGCTCAAGGCGTACCTGAATTAACTCCAATGCTAATGGAGATGTTGAAGTTTGGCGTTACAGCGTTTAAAGCTGGTAAAGGTCTTGAAGGTCTTATTGATGAAACCGCAGATCAATTCCGCCAACAAGCTGAACAAGCTAAAGGACAACCTAAGCCACCGACACCTGAGCAGATCAAGCAACAAGGTGAGATGCAAAAGCTAGAAATGCAATCTCAATTAAAGCAACAAGAGATGCAAGCTCAAATGCAACTAGAGCAACAGAAGATGCAGATGCAAGTTGAGATGGAACGAGCCAAGCAAGAGTACCAATCTCAAGAAACTCAATTGCGTATGCAGATGGAAGAACAAAGAAATGCCCAAGAGCGTGAGATGGAGATAAGAATCGCCCAAATGAAGATGCATACTGAGCGAAATACTCAAGTCTTGTTAGCTCACATCAATAACGGAGCAAAGATTGAAGTAGCTCGTATTGGTGCAGATGAATCTAGTGGCGAAATGGCTTACATGACAGAGCAAGATATGGCTAAGTCTATGGAGCATCCACTACAACCTATTGCTGATGCTATTGGTCAAGGCAATCAACAAATGACTTTGGCTTTATCCGATCTTATCAATACAATGAATGAAAACCAAAGCAGACCAAAGCAAGTTATTAGGGGTCAAGACGGTCGCATAGTTGGCGTACAGTAAAGGTAAAAAATGGCTATAACCGTAAAACACAAGTTTATTAGTGCTATTCCTGATGCTGGAGATCCAAATGTTGTTCAGCCATCTAATTGGAATGATACCCATGAATTAACTGGTCTTGGCACAATGGCAGAGCAAAATGCCAATGCCGTAGCCATTACTGGTGGAACAATGTCAGGCGTAACTGTTACTGGGTACATCCCAACAACAGAAAAAGCCCAACCGTTAGGGGTAGCAACCTTAGACGCAAGCGGTAAAGTGCCAACAAGTCAGATTCCAATGCAAGGTGATCTTAACTACCAAGGAACATGGAACGCCAATACAAACACACCAACGCTAGTTAGCTCTACAGGCACTAAGGGCTATTACTATGTCGTTGATGTAGCTGGTACAACTAACTTAAACGGCATTACTGACTGGCAGATTGGCGATTGGGCTATATTTAACGGTACTATTTGGCAAAAGGTAGATAATACCGACCAAGTAAGTAGCGTAAACGGTCAAACAGGTGCTGTAGTTCTTACAACAACTAACATCGCTGAAGGCACAAACGAATATTTTACGACTGCTAGAGCAAGAACTTCTGTAAGTGCTGGAACAGGTATTAGTTATGACAATGGCACAGGCGTAATCACTAACTCTGCCCCCGATCAAACCGTAGCTATAAGCGATGGAACTGGTATTGATGTAACTGGCACATACCCTAATTTTACCGTTACCAACACAGCACCCGATCAAACTGTTGTTTTGACAGGTGGTACAGCAATTAGTACTAGCGGAACTTACCCTAGCTTTACTGTAACAAATACCGCACCCGATCAAATAGTAGGTTTAACAGGTGCTGGAACAACTGTAGTAACAGGAACATACCCTAATTTCACCATTACTTCTACAGATTCTAAGGTTGGCGATGTTGTTGGCCCGACTTCTGCAACTGATAATGCTATTGCTCGTTATGACAGCACAACAGGAAAGTTAATACAGAATTCAGTAGTAACGGTTAGCGATACAGGTGCTATTGATGGTGCAAGCCATATTACAGACTTAGATTACTTAGATTTTGATACTACTTATGCTACACCATTAGGAGCAGGTCAATTAGGTTGGAATGGTAACGATACGCTTGGTTTAGGCATGATTGGCGGTAATGTCGTTCAACACATTGGCGAAGACACATTCTTTTATATAAAAGCTAGCGCAACCATTACTAAAGGTCAATTATGTATGTTCACTGGGGCAGTCGGTTCTAGTGGCGTACTAACTGCCGCACCTGCTACAGCAATCCCTTACGCTGAGGCGATTCTTGGCGTTGCTGCCGAAGATATTGCAAATAACGCATTTGGCTTAGTTCAAAACACAGGAACGCTAAAAGGTGTTAATACTTCAGCTTTTTTAGACGGTGATGTGCTTTATTACAATTCTGCCGTAACTGGTGGATTTACAAAGACTTATCCTGCAAGTGGCCCTGTTGCATTAGTAGCGGCAGTAGCTAAATCAGGTTCAGGAGGCTCAGGCGTCTTAACTGTGCGTGTTTCATTCCAAACTAGAGTAACTGGAAGCACAGGCATTTCTGTTGTACAAGGCAATGATACTGTAGTGGTAACTAATACTGCCCCCGACCAAGTGGTATCTATTACTGGGGCTGGCGGTGCAGTCGTTACAGGAACTTATCCTAGTTTTACAGTTACAACTCCTAGCGGAACAGTAACAAGCGTAACTGGTACATCTCCAATAGTATCTTCAGGTGGGGCAACCCCAGCTATTAGTATGCCAGCTGCAACTGGTAGCGTAAACGGATACCTTACAAGTACTGATTGGACTACATTTAATAACAAATCCAATACAGTCGGTACAGTTACTAGCGTAGGCGGCACAGGTACAGTTAATGGATTAACTCTTACAGGTACGGTTACATCATCAGGTAACTTAACGCTTGGCGGTACATTAAACTTATCTAGCCCACCTGCTATTGGTAATACAACACCTAATACGGTAGCTGGTACAGTTATTCAAGCAACTAACGGTATAGTCGTAAACAGTAATACTGTGTCTGCAAGCTATACGATTCCTGTAGGATCAAGTGCCATGAGTGCGGGGCCAATGACCGTAGCATCAGGTCAAGCGGTAACTGTATCTAGCGGAAGTCGTTGGGTCATCTTGTAATGTTTTCAACGGCTTTTCAGGCTAATGCGTTTCAAGTAAACGCCTTTCAAATATACATCCCACCCCCATCCACTGATAATGTTGGTGGTGATGATGCAACTTGGACACCTGAAGAACTCAAAAGATTACGCAAACTATCAGCAAAGATAGCAGAGCGTCAACGCAAACTAGAACAAGCCACTAAAGACGCTAATGCATCACGCAAACAAGCGTTAAGAAATCAAATTGATCCTGTTGCAAAAGTTAAGCAACCTAAAGTACAATCTAAACAAGAGGTTAAAGCTGATATACCGTTAGCTGATACACTAGAATTACAGCGGTCTATAAGCTACCTTGAAAAACAACGAGATAACATTCTCTCGGCAGTAGCTTACAGAAACGATATGGCTCGTATCCAATACGAGTTACAGGTTTTAGAAGCCAAACGCCAAGAAGAACTCGATGATGAACAGGCATTGTTGCTTTTAATCTAAGGAACTGTAATGGCGTTAGTAAAAGTAAGTGTAACTTGCCCATGTTGCAAGGTAGCTCACGAAGAATATGACGAATCACAATTTTCTGACAAAGAAAAGTATCTTTCTTACTGGAATATTCCGTTTGATAGCCCTGAAGGCGAAAAGGCGTGGGAGCAAAAACTCTCCATGACACCAAGGGAAGCCCCTTCCGTAGTATCTGACATTGAAGGCCACATCTCCATGGCAGACGGAACTTGGGTATCTAGTCGATCTAAACATCGGGAAAACCTAAAGCGTAATAACTGCGTAGAGGTTGGAAATGATGTGCCATTACAACAAAAATCAATAGAATTTAGTCGTAAAGACCAAGAAGCCCGTAAGCGTCAAATTGCGGAAATCGCATACTCAAAACTTAACTACAGGTAAGGATAAACCATGTCAGATGACCGCAGAGAATTACTCGAAGCAGCATTAGATCAAGCCGAAGAAGGCACTTTAGAAGCACCAATTGAACAGGAGATTGAAGTAAATGACGATCCAATCCAAGCCGAAAACGAAACCAGTGGCAGTGAAGAAAACCGTGACGAAAAAGGTCGCTTCAAAGCCCAAGAATCCAATACCGAAAGCAGTGAAACTGAAGAACCTGAACTGGTGGCAGAAGCTAGTGATGAAGTTCAAGAGGAAATAAAACGCCCTACTACTTGGAAAAAAGAGTATGTAGAGGTATGGAATAAGATGCAAGAAGGCAAACCGCTAGATAAAGAAGAATTTGCTAAGTTTGCTGAATATGCCAACCAAAGGGAATCAGAGTACAAGAAGGGCGTATCTGCTTATAAAGCTGAAGCTGATAACGCTAGACAGCTAACTGAAGCCCTCGGTCAATTTACACCTGAACTGCAAGCCCAAGGTATTCACCCAGTAGCTTGGATTAATAATCTAGGTAGAGCACACATGGTGTTAAGTAAAGCACCCTATGAGCAAAAGGTTCAGTTATTTCATAGACTTGCACAAGATTATGGAATACAATTAAATTCAGATAGCTTACAAATGCCTGAACAGGCGTATGTAGACCCTTATCAACACCAGTTAATGCAACAGCTACAAGTAACACAACAGCAGGTTGACCAACTGAAAGCGATTAGGGAGCAAGAGGAAAATGCTCGATTGACCCATGAAATCAGTCGAGTAAGTAGTGACAGAGAGCGGTTTCCGCACTTTGAAATGGTACGGGAGGATATGGCTCAACTACTTGAGCGAGGTTTAGCCCAAGACCTAGAATCGGCTTATGCCAAAGCAGTGCGTATGAATGACGAAGCGTACAAGTTAGAGCAGGATAAACTCCTGAGATCAGCGAATACCCAAGCGTCTAAGGCGCAGCAAGTAGCTAAAGCTAAAGCAACTGCAGTTAGTCCACGATCCGTTACTCCTAGCGGTCAAGTGTCTAAATCAGATGCAAAGGATAGACGATCCTTGCTGATGGCTAATTTGGCCGATGCAGAGGGTGGTCGGGTTTAACTTAATTTAATAAAGGAAATATCATGGCTTTTGCTAACTCAGCAATCACCGATATTATCGCTACTACCATTCAAAGCCGTAGCGGAGTATTGGCAGACAACTTAACACAAAACAACGCAATCCTACAAAGATTGAACTCTAAGGGCAATGTACGCCCATTCTCAGGTGGTAATGTGATTTTGGAAGAAATCATGTACAACGACCCAAATACAAATAACGCAAACTCATATAGCGGTTACGAAGTATTGAACATCACTCCTGATAGCCCTATCTCAGCTGCTCAGTATTCAATTACTCAGTACGCAGATAGCGTAACAATGAGTGGTTTAGAAATGTTACAAAACTCAAGCAAAGAAGCAATCATCGACTTGTTAGATGGTCGTATGCAAGTTTCTGAAGCTCGCTTGTTAAACCGTATCTCTACTGACATCTATGGTGACGGTACTGGTAACGGTGGCAAGAACATTACTGGTTTGGCTGCCGCTGTAAGCGTGTCACCAACATCAGGCACATACGGTGGTATTAATCGTGCAAACTGGGCGTTTTGGCAGAACCAAGCAACTACAGGTGCTGATTCTTCTACAACTATCCAAGCTGCAATGACTACAGCTGCTATCAAATCTGTTCGTGGTACTGATAAGACTGACCTTATTATTGCTGGTAACACTTTGTATCAACGCTATGTTGCATCACTACAAGCTATTCAGCGTATCGCTGGTGTAGAAGAAGGTGCTGCTGGCTTTGCATCATTGAAGTTCTACGGTGGTGGTATGTCAGCTGATGTGGTATTAGGTGGTGGTGTTGGTGCTCAAGAGAACGCATTGTATATGTATCTTTTGAATACTAACTACATCTTCTTCCGCCCACATAAAGAGCGTAATTTCGTACCTATCGGTGGTGAGCGTCAGTCAATTAACCAAGATGCAATCGTTAAGTTATACGGTTGGGCTGGTAACTTGACTTGTTCAAACAGCCAGTTACAAGGCGTGTTGACAGGTTCTTAATCTGACAACTTAACTAATAGAAAAGGAAATTATCATGGCTTATTCAGTAACCCCCCTATCAGGGATTGACCTAACTAGCATCGTTGCTGTTAATGCAAACTCAGCAGGCACTGGCGTTCCAGCCAATGGCCCTCTAGGTTTGGAAGTGTTTGGTTCAGACGGTAAATTGTATGTATTGGCTAAAGCTGCAGGTTCAATTACAGCTTCTACAGCAGTTTGCTCTATCGACCCAGCTACTTTTGATGCAACTGCAACTGGTGGTGCTTACACATCTCCAGCGGTAGCTCTTGTAGCAGGCAATTACGCTTGGTTTGGCAAGGCGAGTGTTTGATTAGCTTAAAACGCTAAAATGTAGTAAAAACGAGGGGTTAGCTTAAAAGGCTAACTCCTTTTTTCCTTTAACTTTACCTAACTACTTAGGAGATTTAACGATGGCATTACCTTCAGACGAGCAAGGAGCGGATTCACGCTTACAAGTACGCTTTTACAAGAAACCCGTACACCAAGAGCAAGAATCATTAGAGGCTGGCAGACCTATTTACAAAGAGTTTGATTTTGTACATATTTGTGTTGCTGGCGATACACTTACAGAAATCGACACTTATGCTCTAAACAGTCATAAGCAACGCTTCCCTATCCAATGGGCTAACTACATGAACCGAGTAGGGGCGAACGATGAAGAAGTGGTTGGAACACCTGTATCAGAATGGCCATTAGTATCAAAAAGCCAAGCTGAAGAATTACGGGCTATGAAGTTCCACACAATAGAATCTATTGCACACGCTTCAGATCAACAAGTTCAACGGATGGGCATGGCGGCAGGTATGTCACCTTATGCGTTCCGTGACAAGGCAAAGGCATTTTTAAATCTAGCAACAACATCGGCAGAAACTGACAAGCGTGAACAAGAAATTAACGCTTTGAAAGAAGAACTTGCCAAAAAAGACTTAGAAAATGCTAAAATGAAAGCAGAAACAGAAGCGAAGTTAGCCTTAATGCAAGATCAAATGGCTACTATACTTGCCGCTGTTGGTGAAAAAAAACCCCGTAAACCTAAAGCGGTAGCCACAGAGGAAGCCTAATATGTCAGCGACAATGCTTGAACTTGTACAACAAGTCACCAGCGAACTTAACTTAGCCGTACCTACTTATGTAGCAGGTAACACTAGCCAAGATGTGCAACAGATTCTTGCGTTAATGAACCGTGCAGGGTATGACCTAATTAAAGAGCATAACTGGCAAGCATTGGAGCTAGAGTATCGCTTCTATACAACTGCAATAACCACAACCTGTGACACCATTCAAAACACTTACGACTTGTTAAATGTTGCGAATACCACAGGTTTGGATGACACCTACTCAATCGTTGGCACAGCAATTCCTCAAGACACCTATGTTAATAATGTAGTGGGATCGATTGTAACAACTACTCAGTTAGCTTCTTCATCAAGTAGTGGTGGCACGGTTACTTTTAGCAAGACCAAGTATCCGTTACCCCCTGACTACGAAACAGTTACAGATAATACCCATTGGGATAAGACTAAGCACTGGCAGATGTTAGGGCCAGTAGATGCTCAGCAATGGCAATGGCTCAAATCAGGTTATATCTCAACAGGCCCACGAGTTCGTTGGAGAATCTTAGGTAATGAGTTTCAGATTTGGCCACCATACAACACTCAAGAGTATTTAGGATTTGAATACCGTTCTAAAGGCTTTGTAAGAAGTGCTACAAACCAAGTTAAGAACAGCTTTACTGCCGATACTGATACAACAGTTTTAGATGATTCAATCATCGTATTATTAACAAAACTTAAATACTTCCAAATTAAGTCGTTTGATACCACTTCATTACAACTTGATTACAACCGTTATTTGAATGTTGCTAAAGCTAACGATAAGGGATCAGCCACATTATCCTTTGCTCCTAGCCCAAGTGCAGTGCTTATCGGTTGGGCAAATCTGCCCGATACAGGATACGGAAGTTAATCATGTCAGTGCCCAAAAGATTTACTGCTAGAACAACATCCTTAGCTTCCCCTATTGGTGGTTGGAACGCTAGAGATTCATTAGCTGAAATGCAACCCTTGGATGCGGTTTCTTTAGTTAATTTCTACCCTACGCCAACTGATGTGCAGTTAAGAAAAGGTTATTCAAAGGCGTCTGTAGGTATTGTTGGCAATGTTGAAACATTGATGAATTATGCCAATGTAGACGGAACAAACACACTTTTTGCTATTGCTAACGGGGTTATCTACAACGCTTCAACTCCTACTGCAACTTCTGTATTCACGGGTTTAACTAATAGCCAGTTTCAACATTGCATGATTTCTACTGCAGGTGGACACTTTTTAATGGCGGTCAATGGAGTAGACCCAGCGATTATTTATGACGGCACTCGTTGGTTTAAGATGGCAGATACAACAACTGCCTCAACTGTTAGCTCAGACACTAATGTAGGTAGTGTAGCCACAATTACTACCGCTACGGCTCATGGTTTAGCAACAGGCAACAGAGTAACTATTTCAGGTGCTACTGGTGCTGATGCCAACTTATATAACGGTGTTTTTGTAATTACAGTATTAAGCCCTACGACCTATAGCTACACAATGACAGGCACTCCAACGGGAAGTGCAACGGGGACTATTGTATATACAGTAATTGGCATTGATGGCATAAGCTCAAGACAGTTCGTAAATATCAATATGTGCCAAGATAGATTGTTCTTTGTAGAGAAAAACAGTTTAAGTTTTTGGTATTTGAATGTTGAATCTATTGGTGGCACGGCATCAGAATTCCCATTGGGATCAATTGCTAGATCAGGTGGATTTTTACAAGCCATGGGAACATGGACTTTAGACGCTGGTTATGGCGTTGATGATTTATCTGCTTTTGTTACTAGCATGGGTGAAGTCATTGTTTATAAAGGAACTAATCCTAGCGATGCAAGTGCTTGGAGTTTAGTAGGCGTATGGCAGATGGGTCAAACCTTTGCTCGTAGATGCTTCTTTAAGTATGGTGGTGATTTATTATTACTTACGCAAGATGGCCTTGTCCCAATGTCTGCCGCTTTGCAATCATCTCGCCTTGACCCACGAATTAACTTAACCGATAAGATTTACTTTGCTATTTCACAGGCAGCGACATCTTTTTACAGCTCATTTGGCTGGCAAATTATGCATTTTGCCAGTGAAAATATGTTAATTATCAATGTGCCTACAAGCAGTGGTAAGGAACAATATGTAATGCACACCATTACAAAGTCTTGGGCAAGATTTACAGGAGTTAATGCTATTTGTTGGGAGGCATCAGGCAACAACAAGATGTATTTTGGCTCTAACGGATTTGTAGGTGATTTTTATAATGCCACATCCGATGCTGGCAACAATATTGTTGCAACTGCACAACAAGCATATAGTTATTTCGACACCCGTGGGCAATTAAAACGATTTACCTTAGTTCGCCCTATCTTACAGACAGATAACGGCTTACCGACTGTTTTATGCGGTATTAGCACGGATTTTGACACAACTCCATTAACCAATCAGATAGCTTTTAACCCATTAATTATCAATACGGGTATTTGGGATCAAAGCACATGGGATAACGCTAACTGGGGTGGTGGTTTGACTACTACTAAATTTTGGCAAGGTGTCACAGGTACTGGTTTTGCAGGGTCAATTAACTTAAATGTGGCATCGCAAGGCATTGAGTTTCATTGGGCAAGTAGCGACTATGTAATGGAGCTCGGAGGGGTGTTGTAATTGCGTCAAATAACGACTGAAAATCAGGATTATCTGAGAGCGTGGATTGAACGCATACTGTTTCAGAAGTTTGGCGAAGAAGCTAGGTTTATAGGGCAAGAAAAAGACGGTAATTTGGTAGCTGTAATAGCTTTTACTAACTTTATCCCTAATGCTTGTGCAATGCATATAGCTTCAGTAGGTGAAAATTGGATGTCTAAAGATTTATTGTGGGCGTGTTTCGATTACCCCTTTAACAAATTGGAAAAAAAGGTTATATTAGCGACTATGGAAG